GACCTTGCTGCATCAACATTCAACTGCACACTAGAAGCATGTTTAGTAACGAGTCCACCTGCTTGGGCGGCACCCGCTGTCATCAATAACATAACGATAGGGAGCAGAGATTTTCTCATTTCCATCGGTTATAAAGTGCTAGAGGTATTTAGCAAGAAGAGTATGTTTACGGTAAACACTACTAGGTATGTTTACTAAATATATCGGTTGCCTTCGGGGACCACACAATACAATCTCGCTTTATAAGGAGAAGTTACATGGACCTTACTAGATGGTCATCGAAAGATGTCGATAAAATTTTTGATGCTGCGAACAGATACAGCATCGGACTAGATGATATCTTCTATCGATTACATTCATATGGATCGAATCATCCTGGTGGACAATATCCCCCATACAATATCATCAAAGAATCAAATATTAAATGGCGCATTGAAGTAGCACTTGCTGGATGGGATCCGAAAGATGTTGAGGTAACTACTGAGTCAAATATACTCTTAGTAAAATCTGTTGCATCTAAGAATGATATTGAAGATGATGAGTATGTGCATCGTGGATTGTCTTCACGCACCTTCACTAGGGGATTCAACCTGAGTGATGATGTCGAAGTCGGTACAGTCAGGTTTACAAACGGGTTGCTCGTGGTAGAATTGCAGAGGATTATTCCTGATCATCAGAAACGAAAAGTTTATGACATCGAAAATACTGCACTGGATCAAGGTAGCAGTGACACACCCAGCGACGCACGCTAACCTTATGATGGTGGGCACTCTGATTATGATTGGAGTGCTCCATAACCATGCTCACTTCTCCATGGAGAAGGATGCAGATGCATATGTCAGGCAATGGTGTAGGTCTTCAGATCAAAACAAAGCGACTTGCAAAAGTTACAGCACCGATTATTGATATATACTGGGGTTAGTGACTTACGAAACATGAACGTAACTATTAAGCAGACAGACGGGACCGAAACAACTTTTGAATGTGACGGTGACACATATATTCTTGACGCAGCAGAAGAAGCAGGAGCAGATATGCCATACTCCTGCCGTGCAGGTGCCTGTAGCACTTGTGCAGGCAAGATTGAATCAGGCACAGTGAATCAGGAAGATCAATCATTCTTAGATGACGATCAGATCGCAGCAGGATTCCTACTCACTTGTGTATCGTATCCCACATCAGATCTGGTGATCCTAGCAGAGCAAGAAGAGTATCTTTATTAACATATATAATATGCAACTGAAGAGACCACCCTGATGGGGGTCTCTTTTTGTTTGGAGTTGATTTTAATGAACATGTATGTTAACCTGTGTACTGCATACGCAGAGAAAAGCGAAACACTTACTCTAGACGTGCCACCTGATCAGATGGATACGTTTATGCAGTATGTCCACGTCCTTGCGGAAGAGAAAAACATCTCTGCTCGCCGTGCCTTTCAAGACATGGTGCAAGGCACTTACGAACAACTAATGGAAAAAGATTATGAGCGTAAAAATCGCAAGAATGCAAAGCGGCGAGGACGTAATCGCTGACATTAAAGAAGTCAGGGCGTCCGACGACAGCACTCTGCCTCTCGCGTATCAGTTTAGTCAACCATACTCAGTGGTGATTGAGCAACCAGCAGACAAGATGTTTGATTTCCAAGGGGGAGAGACTGTCCCTGACGAGATGGACCTCTCTGACGTGCAGATCAAACTGTTTCCATGGTCACCACTGACTGTTGGTAACAACATTGTATCTGTAATGTCAGTTGTCAGTCTTGGTGACCCTCACGAAAACGTGACTGAAAGTTACAAGGCTATACTTAAATCTCATAAACCTGCTGGTATGAGTGTTTACTTCGACGAAGAAGATGCATCTGCAAGAGACCTATGATTAAAGTTTTAATTCTTAAGAACAATCCTGACACTTACCTCATTGGTAAACTGACTGAGATGGATGAAGAACCCAGTCTCCTATTGGAAGACTCTCATGTGATTGATGTAGACACCAGCCTTCATAGGTATCCCCTGCACACTGACCAATCATTTCTCTTCTTGACATCTACAGATATTATGTCTATACTGGATCCTGCACCCGCAGTGCTGGCAGCATACCAGAAAGCAGTTAAGGAATGAGTGATTTTTACACAAGTGTCTGTCTACTGGGCGATGACATTCTCATCAGAGGTTACGAGCACGGAGACCCCGTGCAGTATCGAGAGAAGTCTCGCCCTACTTTGTTTCTAGTGCCTAACGCACAACAGAAGACGAGTAAGTATCGGACACTGGATGGTCGTTATGCTTTCCCTAAGCAGTTTGATGGCGCTCGTGAAGCACGAGAGTTTATCAAAACGTATGAGGGCGCATCGGGTCTGGAAGTCCATGGATATGAGCGGTATGTTTATCAACATATTGCTCAGAAGTGGCAGGGTGAGATTGATTATGACATGTCTAAGATGAAGATCTGGACTATTGACATTGAGGTTGCCTGCGAAAATGGATTCCCAGACGTGCAAGCATCTGCTGAGGAGATGCTTTGTATTACGATGAAGAACTTCAATACCAAGGAGACAATCACCTGGGGGACCAGAGAGTTTGTTGCTCCAAAGGATGTTGAATACCGTGTCTTCTGGACAGAGCAAGAGATGCTACAGGACTTTCACTCATGGTGGAATCAGAATACCCCTGATATCATTACTGGATGGAATAACAACCTGTATGACATCCCTTACATCTGTCGTCGTATCGAGCGGGTGCTAGGTGAGAAGTGGAAGAAGTCTCTGTCCCCCTGGAATAGGGTCATTGACAGAGAGATCAAGATGATGGGACGCACCAATATAGCGTATGAAATAACTGGTGTAGCGATCCTCGATTATCTCGATCTCTATAAGAAATTCACTTACACTAACCAGGAATCCTATCGCCTAGACCATATTGCTATGGTTGAATTGGGTGATAAGAAGTTGGACCACTCTGAGTTTGAAAACTTCAAGGATTTCTACACGTCTGACTGGCAACGCTTCGTGGAATACAACATCCATGACGTGAATCTGGTTGACATGCTGGAAGATAAGATGAAGTTAATCGAGTTGGCAGTTACCATGGCGTATGACGCTAAGGTAAACCTTGAGGATGTATATTCTCAAGTCCGTATGTGGGACACCCTGATCTATAATGATCTTAAAGGTCGTAACATTGTGGTGCCACCTCGCCTAACTACTAAGAAGGATGATAAGTATGCAGGAGCATATGTCAAAGAACCGATTCCAGGAAGTTATGATTGGGTGGTGTCTTTCGATCTTAACTCTCTGTATCCTCATCTCATTATGCAGTACAACATCTCCCCCGAGACGCTCATGGATGAGCGACACCCAACGGTTACAGTTGATAAAATACTTAATCAGGAAATAGTATTCGATGGGGATGGTTGTGTGTGTGCTAACGGTGCTCAATACCGTAAGGATACACTTGGATTCCTTCCACAAATGATGCAAAGAATCTATGATGAAAGGACCATTTACAAGAAGAGAATGCTTGCCGCTAAGCAAAATCTCGAAGATGCCACCACACCTGCAGAAACCTTGGCATTACAAAAGGATGTGTCAAAATTCAACAACATCCAAATGGCAAGAAAGATCCAACTCAACAGCGCCTATGGTGCCATCGGAAATCAATACTTCCGATACTACTCTCTGGCAAATGCTGAAGCGATTACTCTATCGGGACAGGTAAGTATCCGATGGATTCAAAACAAAATGAATACTTACCTTAATAAAATCTTGAGGACTACTGATGTTGACTACGTTATTGCTGCTGATACTGATTCCATCTATCTCAATCTGGGTCCTTTTGTTGACAAGGTATTCCAAGGCAGAGAGAAGAGCGATGAAAGTGTTGTTAGGTTCCTTAACAAGGTGTGTGAAGTGGAATTTGAGAAGTATATTGGAAATTCTTATGAAGCGTTGGCGACCTATGTAAACGCCTACGACCAGAAGATGTTTATGAAGCGAGAGAATATCGCTAACCGTGGCATCTGGACAGCAAAGAAGAGATATATCCTCAATGTATTTGATAGTGAGGGTGTCCGTTACAAGACTCCCAAACTTAAGATCAACGGTATTGAAGCAGTCAAGTCTTCTACCCCTGCACCCTGTCGCACTGCCATTAAGGATGCTCTGAAGGTCATTATGAATGGCACAGAGGATGAGTTGCAGAAGTTTATCGCTGACTTCCGTGAGAGGTTTGAGGCGATGCCTGTGGAGGAGATTGCATTCCCCCGTGGATGTAACAACGTGGCAAAGAATTCGTCACCTGCTACCATCTATGGCAAGGGATGCCCCATGCATGTGCGAGGAGCACTGCTGTATAACTTCTATATCAAGAAGAGGAAACTGGCACACAAGTATCCCATCATCCAAGAGGGTGAGAAGATTAAGTATGTGATGCTGAGGACACCAAACCAGATCAACGAGAACGTGATCTCATTCTTCCAGACTCTCCCAACCGAGTTTGGACTTGACAAAAGCATAGACTATGACCTACAGTTTAAGAAGTCGTTTCTTGACCCTTTGACTGTGATCTTAGACACCATTGGTTGGAAACCCGAAAAAATAAACACCCTGGAGGCACTTTGGTCGTGAATTTTCTTTCTGATATCGTAAAGGAGATCGATAATGAATACGCTGGTCTGGTTTCAGACGGAGTTGCAGCAGGTGATACCACCTCTTATATCGATACTGGCAGTTATATTTTTAATGCACTGGTATCTGGATCGATCTATGGTGGCATCCCGTCCAATAAGATTACAGCTCTGGCAGGCGAGTCTTCAACTGGTAAGACTTTCTATTGCCTTGGGATTGTCAAGCATTTTCTTGACATGGATCCTGATGCAGGTGTAATCTATTTTGAATCTGAGTCTGCCATCAGTAAGAACATGATCGAGTCTCGCAAGATTGACTCAAATCGTATGGTCATTGTCCCTGTCACTACAGTGCAGGAGTTTAGGCAGCAGGCAATCAAGATTATTGACAAATACTTAAGTCTGCCTGAGGAGTCTCGCCAACCTATGATGTTTGTGTTAGACTCATTAGGAATGCTCTCAACCTCTAAGGAGATTGAGGACACCGAAGCGGGTAAAGAAACCCGCGATATGTCACGGGCACAGGTAGTTAAGTCTATCTTCCGTGTGCTCACTCTTAAACTGGGTAAAGCAAACGTGCCTATGATCGTTACTAACCACACTTATGATGTTATTGGATCTTATGTCCCTACAAAGGAAATGGGTGGAGGCAGTGGACTCAAGTATGCTGCATCTACAATCATCTATCTCTCAAAGAAAAAAGAGAAGGATGGCAAAGAAGTTATTGGAAACATTATCAAGGCAAAGACTGCTAAGTCGCGTCTGAGTAAGGAGAACACTGTCGTTGAAACACGTCTTTACTATGACGAGCGTGGACTTGACCGCTATTTCGGACTACTGGAATTGGGTGAGAAGTATGGAGTCTTCCAACGGGTCGGTAATCGTATCAAGTTTGGTGAGACTTCTGTTTATCCTAAGTCTATTCTCTCTGATCCCGAAAAATACTTCACCCCCGAAGTGATGGTTAAACTTGACAAAGCAGCAGAGCAGGAGTTCTCTTATGGATCATAAGGAATGGATTAAGATCTATCCCAAAGCACTTGATCCAAATGTATGTCGTAATGCTCTCCTTAAGGCAGACAATACTGACAAGATGATGCGGTGGGATGATGGTGTCCCACAATATAACATCATCAACATTTCTTTCCTGGCAGACGAGGGTGATCATGAGTGGAATGCAATCCAACAACAGATTGTACCCATCATTCAGTGGTCTGCACATGAATACATGAAGCAGATGGACTGCGAGAAATTCTGGGCAACCAAGAATAATCTTGAGCAGATCAAATTGAATAAATACAATGTCGAGACTGGGGATAACTTCGGTCTACATATCGATGTTGGTGATGCCGACTCTGCTAAGAGATTCCTAGCATACAAATTCTTCCTTAACGATGTTGAGGAGGGAGGCGAAATGGAATTCCCGCAAGTGGGTCTCAAGATTAAACCACAGCAAGGTGATGTGGTATTATATCCACCTGGGTGGACGTTTCCTTACTCGGACAACGCTCCTATCAGTAATGACAAGTATGAATTGACCACCTATCTACATTATCAATGAGCCTAAAGATCGAAGAGATTGCACTCAGTAAACTTATCCTTGAGGAAGATTACTGTCGAAAGGTTTTGCCTTTCCTTAAGGATGAATACTTCGATATGTTTACTAACCGTCTGTTGTTTCAGACGATTCAGGAATACATCGGTGAGTACGATATCAATCCAGAGCCTAACGCTCTGAAGATTGAGATTGAGCAGCGACGTGACATCACGGAGGACACTTACAAGGAGATTGAAACCTTCCTTGATAACCTAGACCGTGACACATACAACGATGAATGGTTGATGGAGACCACTGAGAAGTGGTGTAAAGAACGTGCAGTCTATCTTGCTCTCATGGAGTCAGTTAAGATTGCAGATGGACAAGATAAGACAAGGACAAAGGACGCTATCCCCAGCATTATGTCTGAGGCATTGGGCGTCTGTTTTGATGATCATGTAGGTCACGATTACATCTCTGATGCATCAGACCGTTACGACTTTTACCACAGGAAAGAGGAGAAGATTCCCTTTGACATCGACTATTTTAACAAAATCACAAAAGGTGGTCTGCCTAATAAGACTCTCAACATCGCACTTGCTGGCACAGGTGTCGGGAAGTCTCTATTCATGTGCCACTGCGCTAGTGCCAGTCTCCTGCAGGGGAGGAACGTACTCTACATTACACTTGAAATGGCAGAGGAGAAGATTGCTGAGCGAATTGACGCCAACCTTCTGGACATCCCGATCCAACAACTGAGTGATCCGATGTTTACTAAAGAGAGATACATCAAGAAGGTGGACTCTCTTAAGAAGAAGACACAAGGTCGCTTAGTTATTAAAGAGTATCCCACAGCGTCTGCACATGTGGGACACTTTGAAGCACTCTTGAATGAGTTGTCACTCAAGAAAGGTTTCCATCCTGACATTGTATTTGTTGACTACCTTAATATCTGTGCGTCCTCACGATACAAAGGGACTGCAGTCAATTCCTATACATATGTTAAGTCCATCGCAGAGGAATTGAGAGGACTCGCTGGCAAGTTGAATGTCCCTATTGTCTCTGCTACTCAAACTACCCGAAGTGGATATGGAAATTCTGATGTGGATATTACCGATACTAGCGAGTCTTTTGGACTGCCTGCTACTGCTGATCTTATGGTCGCGCTTATATCCACAGAGGAGATGGAGCAGCTGGGTCAGATCATGGTCAAGCAACTCAAAAATAGATACAACGACCCCACCCTATTCAAACGATTTGTTGTAGGGATTGACAGGGCGAAGATGAGGCTGTATGATTGTGACCAGTCCGCCCAGGACAACATCATTGATGCTGGTGACATCAGTGAGGATGCATTCACCGATACTAAAAAAAGTTTTGACGGATTCAAAGTATGACTGACCCCAACAAGTTTACCCAACAAGGTGAGCCTAATTATGAATTAGAGCAACAGACAGAGAAAATCTCTGGTGATGCTCAAGAGAAGGTTGAAGAGGAGCGTGTTCGTGCTCAAGAGGTCGCAGACTCTACTCCCAAGACTCCTGAGGAGATGCTCAACAACCCTGATGTTGTGGCACCCAAGACCAAGAAGAAAGCAGCAGAGAAGAAAGCTGCTGCCGCTGCAGGAAAGGGTGGGAGTGAGAAGTTTGAAGTGGATCTTGATCGCTATTGCAGTTTTGTAGATCGTGTTACTTCTCCTGCTAGTAAGGACTATCTGTCTTACATGGAGCGTCTG